AGGGGAGAATTAAATGTCAGAAACAGGCGCACTAGCAGTAAGATTTTATAGTAAAGAATTACAAAACGATTTTCTAACTAATAAAGAAGGCAGACCAATTAGCTACATGGCTGACTTTGTTAGAATTGAAATACCAGGCAATCAACTAAGTATTATTGATACCTTTGTGAATAACTCACATAAATCACAATTCCCTAACCAATGGGCTATGTATTTAAACGAAAAGGCAGATGGAAATCACAATCCTGATAACGTGCAAGGCACAATATTAAGAGATTGGCCTATTCTTAACGCAGCACAAGCGACAGAATTAAAACACTTTAAGTTCTACACAGTAGAACAAGTGGCAGCAGCTTCAGATCAACAACTTATGGCTATCGGTATGACAGCAGGTATGTCACCATTAGCATTAAGAGATAAAGCTAAAGCGTTCTTAGAAAACGCTAAAGACTCATCATTTGTACAAAGACAGGCAGACGAACTTAAATTAAGAGAGCAAGAAATTGCAGATCTTAAAGATCAGATGACTAGATTAGCAAAAATGGTAGAGGAAAAATCTAAATCTGATAAACCTGAAGCCAAACTAGAAACGAAAGAACCCAAAAAGGACTAACTAATGGCATCAACTCTTTTACAACTCGTACAACAAGCAACAGGTGAAATGGGATTAAACCAACCTACGCAAGTTGTGGGTAATTCTTCATCTGATGTAATTCAACTATATTCACTTATCAATAGTGTTGGGTACGAAGTTCAAAGAGATCATAATTGGGAAGCCTTAGATAAAGAGTATAGATTTTATACTGTTTACAAAACACTTACTTGTACGCTTGTGGAAGATTCTGTCAATGTAACAACGGTAGAATCAACCACAGGGTTAAGTAACCTATATATCGTAACAGGCACAGGTATCAATCAAGATACTTATGTTAATACTGTAACAGGTGCTAATTCATTAACATTATCACAAGCAGCAACTGAAACAGGTGTATTTACACTATATTTTTCACAAGCTAAATATCCATTACCAAGCGATTGGGATAGACAAATAGATCGTACACATTACGATAAGTCTAAACGCTGGGAAATGATGGGGCCAACAGATGCTCAACAATGGCAATTTTTAAAGTCTAGCTATATTTCAACAGGCCCTAGAATCCGTTATAGAATTTTAGGTGGATATTTCCAAATATGGCCTGCAATGAATACGGATGAGTATTTAGGCTTTGAATACATGAGTAACCAATGGGCTACAAGCTCAACAGGAGTGACACAAACATCATTCTTAGCTGACTCAGACACTTGTATATTCCCTGATCGTTTAATGGTTACAGCGTTGAAAAAGAAATACTTTGAAATTAAAGGTTTTGATTCAACAGCATTTACAAGAGATTATTTACAACAATTAAGTTTCGCTAAAGCTAACGATTCTGGCTCTGCTACATTGAGCTTTGCTCCAACACCTGGATCAATCTTAATCGGCTTTGAAAATATCCCTGACGCTAACTACGGACAATAGTTATGGATAACTACAATATAAAGTTAGCACAACTATTGCAAAACGCACAACCAGAACAAGGTGGATTAAGCGTAGGTAACTATCCTAATCCTTATGGACTAAGATCATATCAAAAACCTAATGGTTCTTATGGTGGTCAAATGATGCCTAAAACTACAGGATGGCAAGGTATTCATAAAAACCCACAAGGTCAAGATATGACAGAATTTTCTATGGGTGATGATAAGGGTGATTTTCCATCTATTGTTCCTACATTAACTGCAAATGAATTAGCTCAAATTGTTCAAAAGCAAAACATTACACCATCTGCAAGACAAAAAGCACAAGAATTTGCAGATTTAAGAAGATCACAAGGATTAAGTCCATTTAAGGATTATAATTAATGTTTCCAGTAAAGAAAAAATCGTCAGGAAGCGTATCATTACCAGCACCAGTCGGTGGATGGAACGCAAGAGACAGCTTAGGAGATATGCCTGCTACAGATGCAGTTTATCTTACTAACTGGTTTCCTTCTACGACAGAATTATTACTTAGAAATGGCCACACTAGATGGGCTACAGGTATTACAGGTCAAGTAGATACCCTCATGGCTTACGAAAGTGGCTCTACATCTAGGTTATTAGCTATTGCTGGTGGTTCTGTATATAACGTCACTAATCCAGGTGCTGTAGGTGCAGCATTACTATCAGGATTATCTAACTCACGTTGGCAATATACTAATATTACAACAAGTGGCGGATCATTTTTATATATGGCTAATGGCACAAATACGCCTTATCTATATAACGGTACTACATGGACAAGTATTACAGGTGCTTCTACACCGGCTATTACAGGTGTTACTACTACACTACTTAATAACCCTATAGTCTTTAAAAGCAGAGTATTCTTTACAGAAGCTCAATCTTTAAGAGCATGGTTCTTACCTACACTAGCTGTCGGTGGAGCTGCACAATCTTTAGATATTAGTGCATTTGCTTACAAAGGTGGTTATATTGTACAACATGCAACATGGACAATAGACGCTGGTTACGGTGTTAATGATTACTACGTTCTTTATACATCTAAAGGCCAAGTAGTCGTATATGGTGGTACAGATCCTACATCATCCACAGCATGGGCTATGGTAGGTGTATGGGATTTAGGAACTCCAGTAGGCACTCGTTGTATGTACAAATACGGTGGTGATTTACTATTGCTATGTAAAGATGGTGTGACACCATTAGCTTCAGAATTACAATCATCTAGGCTTGATCCTAGAGTAGCTATTACAGACAAAATACAATCTGCTGTATCAGAAGCTATTACAAATTATGGATTAGAATTTGGATGGCAATTATTGTTTTATCCAGATGAAAACCAATTATGGTTGAATGTACCAAATACTGTGGAAAAAACACAGTATGCTATGAATACAATTACAAAAAATTGGTGTAATTACACAGGCTGGAACGCTACATGTTTTGAATTGTTTAACGATCAACCTTACTTTGGTGGTAATGGCTTTGTAGGTCGTGCATGGTATACACAATCAGATAATGGTTCTAATATTAATGCTACTGCATTGCAATCATTTTCATCATTTGAAAGTCCAGGCGAATTAAAACGCTTTACAATGTCTAAACCTATATTTAGAACATCTGGAAGCCCTGCTATTTATGCAAACATAAATGTAGACTTTAATTTAGATGTACCTGTTACAACCCTTAATTTTACGCCCACATCATCTGGAACATGGGATAATGCTTTATGGGATGTAGGTATTTGGGGTGGTGGTTTAAATGTCTTGCAACAATGGCAAGGTTTAAATGGCGTTGGTTATTATGGCGCACCTATCGTTAAAACATCTTCACAAGGTATTGACGTAAGATGGGTTTCTACAGATTTAGTTATTGAAAAGGGTGCAGTACTATAATAGTTCAAGGTCAAGAAGTTGGCGAGTGGGTATGTGAAAAGGCAGGTGGCCAATGGAATACTTTATGTCAAGCTATTGGTCAAGTAACAGACGGTAAATTTGTTATAGGCGCACTTTATAACGGATATACAGGCAGTTCAATATCAATTCATTCAAGATGTGATATACCAGCAAAAGTTTCAAGAGAATTTTATTGGGCGATATTTAATTACCCATTCAATGTATTAAAAGTCAAAAGGCTCACAGGATTAGTCTCTACAGCTAATTTAAAAGCACAAAAATTAGATGAACATTTAGGTTTTGAACGTGAAACCATAATAAAAGATTACTTTCCTGATGGTGATGGGATTGTTTATATTATGCGACCAGAAAATTGTCGCTTTTTAAAACTCGGAGATAGATATGCAAAGTAAGTTAGCTAAATTGTTAGATCCACTTTATAGATGGATTACAAATTACATGGGTGATTGTGGTTTTATACTATATGGTATTGGTAAAGATGATCCACCACCAGCACCAGACTATGCTGCGGCAGCTAGAGAAACAGCAACAGGCAATATAGATGCAGCTAGAGTAGCTACAGCAGCTAATCGTGTAAATCAAATTACACCTTATGGCAATCTTACTTACAAACAAACAGGTACAGATTCTTATGGCAATCCTACTTGGACTGCTACACAAGAATTATCTCCAGATCAAGAGCAAATTAGAACTGCACAATCAGGATTAAATATAGGCTTATTAGGCACAGCTAAAAAAGGCTTAGATTACGCTGGTAATTTACTTGAAAAACCAGGTATTGATACATCTAAATTGCCTTCTACAGGATTTGATCCAGGTCAATCATATCAAGATGCTATAATGAAAAGACTTGTACCACAACTTGATCGTGAAAATCAATCATTTGAACAAGATATGGCTAATAAAGGTATTGGTGTAGGAACTGCTGCATACAATACCGCTAAATCATTATTATCTCAAAATCAAAATGATAGACTTACTTCAGCTACAGTACAAGGTCTTAATACAGGCCTTACAGCTAATCAACAAGCGTTTAATCAAGCTGGTTATAATCAATTGCAACCAATCAATGTTATTAATGCTTTAAGAACTGGTACACAAGTATCAAGTCCAAACTATGTAAATCCAGCTTTACAAAGCACAACACAAGGCCCTGATTTATTAGGTGCTACTACTAATCAATATAATGCACAATTAGGTGCTACTAACGCTAAAAACGCCAATACAGCAAACTTTGTAAGTGGTTTGATGAATCTTGGCGGTTCAATTTACGGAGCATAAGGATAAAATATGGCATTTCTCCCACAAGATAATACACAAGACGTTAGTGGAATACCTACCAATGACGCAATGGCACAGCTTGAGCTACAACGTAGACTTAAAATGGCTCAGGCATTACAAGAAAGCAAAGCACCTGAAGGACAAATGATATCAGGTCATTATGTAGCACCTTCATGGACACAATCTTTAGCTACTGCTTATAACAAATATAGAGGTGGTAGAGCTGAAGAAGAAGCTATGAAACAATATGGTCAATATACTAAATCTAAAGAACAAAAACAGGCTGATGCTTTAAGAGGTTTTATAGAAGGTATGCAACCTACTGCAACAACTTCTACTGTGGATAATTTTGTTACTAAGCCATTAGAACAAGGTATGAATGTTGGTACATCACCATTTGGCACAGTAGATCAAGTAGCTCAAATTGCTCCTAAATTTGGTATGGATCAACCTGCACCACAAAATATGCAAGGCGATATGACTACAAATCAACCTACGCAAACTACAACATACACTCCAAGATCACAACAAGATTTAATT